GGCCGTATAATTCATCGGTCGACCAAAACAATGCCTTTAGACATCATCCAAAGGACGGTTTACGGCATTATAATGTCATATTTTCAATATCAAGGAGTCAAAATAATGAGCCTAATTAATAATAGCACAAAAAACACAGAAAACACAGAATTAAAAGAAAATGAAGTTAAAGTTGCAACCGAAATGGTTGATGACATCAAATTCTTAATTAATTCTGGTTTACAATTAGAAACTGAGTGGAAAGATGCAAAATTAAAAGAATACCATATTTCATTAGACATATCAAACATAGAAGAAAAGTTACTGGCATCATATAAACGTCGTGATTTACTAGCAGAACAATTATCTAAACAATTTGGTAATGGTAACTTAAACTTAGAAACTGGAATTTATACAAAATCTATATAATCTTTATTTTACTAAAAATACATTTTTTTATCTGGGATTCTATTACAACCTAAATGTAACAAATAATTAAATTTGTAACAATTTTTACGGAGTCAACTCTGAGAAGTATAAAAGTCCAAAAATGTCCTTTTATACTAGAATAGAATTGTGGTTGCGATTCGCAACCGAGTCCTCCGGACTCCCTGATAGAATATATATTTTTTTATATATAGCTTAATAATAAAGTGTAAATATATTTACAGTATAATGATAATATCATACTATTAGATTATATTTATAATAAAATTATTTAATTAAAGGAGGACTATAAATGTCTGATAAACTAATGTCACCTGCTGTATTTACATCAGAGAATGATAAAACTTACTTACCTCAAGGTGTAGTTGATATTTCAACAGCATTTATAGGTACTACAAAATATGGTAAAGCATTTGTGCCAACCCAAGTTAAATCACCTCAAGAATTTGATAAATTATTCGCAGATGATAATATTTCATATACTGGTTATGCAGTAAAATCATATCTTAAAAATGCAGCTTCAGCCCTTGTTGTTAAAGTACTTGGTAATGAAACATCTTCATTAGCATGTTATACATTTGGTGGTGCCGCAAGTGCATCATTTGCTGCTACAAATCCTCAAGTTGTATTATTACCAACATATAATAGTTCAGCATCAGTAATGACAGGTTTATGTACTACATCATCAAATCAAACATGGGTTCTTACTTCAAGTGCAGGTAATGTAACCGTATCATTAGCAGATCCTACTTCACCAAATTACATTACAAAAGTATTTGGCCAATCACCTAATTCAAATTTTAACACACCACAAACAATAACAGACCAATGGTATGTATATCAATTATACAATGTCGGTACTATAACAACAACTGGTAGTTTTAATTCAGGTACTTTAGGTATTAGTGCAGGATATACAAATGCAACTACACCTTATATTACATCACAATTAAATAACGGTAATTCTATTCCATTATTTAAGTTCGGAACTATATTTGATGGTGATTCATCAAATACTTTAGTTAAAGTATCAATTTGTGATATTAAAAAACCAGCAAGTTCAACTGAATATGGTACATTTACTGTATTAGTACGTGATTTTACAGATACCGATCTTAATCCAAATGTATTAGAATCCTTTACAGGTTGTACATTAGATCCTGAATCTATAAATTATGTTTGTGCTCGTATAGGTACACAAACTGAAACTATTAATAATGCAGGTAAAGTATTAATTGGCGGTGATTGGGAAAATAAATCTTCATATATTTATGTTATTCCTTCTCCACAATTAAAAGATGTACAAAATACAATTGTACCTTTTGGTCATTCTGCATATACATGGACTTTTATAAGTGGAAGTAACATGTCAAATGTACTTACATCAACATCTTCATTGTATACACAAATTCAAGGTACATCTGATACATGGAATCCTCGTGTATATTTTGGTTTGAATTATAGTAATCCAGATGTTAACAATTTATCAGCTGCATTATTAACTAGTTCATTAGGTTCAACCGTATATAATTTTAACTTAGATAACTATTCAGTTCATCCTAGTTCAAGTTATGCAACAGGTTCATTGTCAGGAAGTGGTGTTAATTCAGCATTCTTACAATTTACAGTTGCATTCCAAGGTGGTTATGACGGTATGCCTTTTAATAGAGTTAGAAACACTGATGAAAATATTACTAGTGCAAATGCATTTGGTTATAACTTAACTAATATGTCAAGCCCAGGTAGTACTCAATTCAAATTAGCATTGAATACTCTTCAAAATGCTGATGATTATGATATTAAAGAATATGTTCTCCCAGGTATTAATGACACAGATCATTTTGCTTTAACAACATATGCAAGAACAATATCATATTTAAGAGGTGGAGATTGTTTTGCTATAATTGACCCTTCAGGTTTATCAGCATCTATAGATACTGCAATTGCAGCTACAACTTCAATTGATACAAACTATTCAGCAGGATATTATCCTTGGGTTAAAGTTATAGACCCATCAACAAGAAAACAACGTTGGTTACCAACCGCAGCTATTCTCCCAGGTGTGCTTGCATACAATGATAGAGTAGGTGGTGAATGGTGGGCACCAGCAGGTTATAATCGTGCAGGTATTGATAATGCTAAAGGTGTTAAAGATAGATTAACAAAAACAGACCGTGACGTATTATATAATAATAGATTAAATCCTATTATATATTCTAAAGGTAAGGTTGTTGTTTTTGGTCAAAAAACACAACAAAAGAAAGCATCACAATTAGATAGAATTAACATTAGACGTTTGCTTATAAAATTGAAAAAATTTGCAGCATCAACAAGTGTTTATTTAATGTTTGATCCTAACACAAAGGCTACGAGAGATTCATTCTTATCTATGGTTAATCCATTCTTAAGATCACTTGTTGAAAAACAAGGTTTATTTTCTTTCCAAGTTGTAATGGATGAAACAAACAATACACCTGATGTTATAGATAGAAATACTATCAAAGGTGCATTCTATATTAAACCAACACCAGATTCTGAATATTTTGAGCTTGAGTTCAATATATTAGCAAATGGTGCTACATTTCCTAATCAATAATTGAAAAAGATAAAATAAAAATGATAAAATATGCTATAGTAAAAATATTATAGCATATTTTATTTACTTTTTGTAATATCTTATATTTATAATAAAAAGAATATTAGGAGATAAATAAATGGCATTAGGAGTATCAATAGGCCAAGTAAATTTTCAAAATTACGAACCAAAAACTAAATTTCGTTTCATATTTTCGTTTGCTAATACTGGCATCCCTGAGTATACTGTTAAAACAGGTGGTAGACCTAAGCTTAGTATGAGTGAGTATAAAGTAGACTATATTAATACTTATCGTTATTATGCAACAAAAGGAGAATGGGAACCTTTAGAAATAGTATTAATGGACCCTATTACACCAAGCGCAACCAGTGCGGTTATGGATTGGGTACGTTTATGTCAAGATTTTGAAGCTAAGATTGGTGGATATAGTGATATTTATAAAAGAGATATTACATTATCAATGTTATCACCTGCTAATGAAGTAGTTGAAATTTGGACATTAACCGGTTGCTGGCCTAAAGCAATGGACGGTGGTTCACTTGGATATGCAGATTTAGAAGGCGCTACAGTAGGTATTACATTACGTTTTGATAACGCAAAAACAGAATAAAAATAAGATGCCTGCAAGTTTAAGCCCTTCGGGGGTCGCTTGTAGGCGTTCTTTTAATAAAATGGGTTCATGTTTAAGCTCTTAGGAGTTACATGTTCCCGATATTTAAGAAACAGGCTGGATAAAACCATTCGGGGATCCCCGCCTTATAGAGTTTATGACTCTATGACATTGTCGAGGAACCAATAGTACTTAGGTGCTGGAGGTTCCCTAACATGTTTAATTAGTTATTAATATACAAAAAATACAAAAGGAGTTATAATGGCAGACACAATATTGCCTAATCCAACAAACACAGAGCAATCGGCATTTGAATTAATAGATTTACCTTCAGGTGGATATTTTTATAAACCAGAATCACCTTTAGCTAGTGGTAAAATAAAATTAAGATACCCAACAACAAAACAAGAAGATATCTTATTATCTCAAAATTTATTACAACAAGGTATAGCTGTTGATGAATTTATTAAATCATTAATAATAGAATTGATTGATTATAATGAAATTTTATTAGCCGATGTACGCGGTTTAATGTATGCATCAAGAATTTTACTTTATGGTCCAAATTTTGATACTGAAATACAATGTCCATCATGTAAAAGAAAAACACCAAAATCATTTGATTTATCATTAGTTGATTTCGTTGAAAAAGATTATGAAGGATTAGGTTTTCAACGTGGTGAGAATTTATTTTCATTTACAACATCAAATGGTATTTCTATAAAATTTTCATTACCAACAAATGGTGATGAATTAAGAATTAAAGGATATGTAAATGCTATTGGTGGAGGTAGAAATAAAACAACTAATGAATTATCACCATCCGTTAGATTATCATTTGCTATTAAAGAAATAATTGAACCTAATAGTAATGTTGTTATTAAAGGTCAACCTCAAATATATAAGTACTTAACAAATACTTTTAGATCACAACAATCAAAAGAACTTCGTGATTATATTGAAAAAATATCACCTAACGTAAATATTAAAAGTACATTTGAATGTGATCATTGTACGTATAGTGATGATAGGTTCTCAATACCTATAGACAAAAACTTTTTTTGGCCACAGTGAGGGATATAAAGCCTCACTGATGGACTTGATATTTACTCTTATATATAATTCTAATGGTGGATTTACATTTAATGATGTATATAATATGCCAGTTTATATG